GGATAATACAAACTTCCTTGTTGGGGAAGAGATAAATTGCAGTTGTTACCACAACAGCAATCTAAAGGTAAGAATCCTAAATGGGTTTGGTACACTTCTGTTACAAATCCTAAGGAGGAAACCGAAGAGTTTAATGGTGGATAGTTTGAGGGGTCTGTTCACCATTATCTCTTTAAATATTTATAATATGCATTTATATTTTATAGTATTTAAAAATAAAAAAGATAATGATTATAAATTATTTACTAATAATATCTTTGACAAAGAAAAAGATGCAGACGAATTTGGTAGAAAAAGTATGAAAAGAGGATTTGAACATAAAGTTTTAGATTACAATAGCGATAATTACGATAGGTATTGGAATGAAAAAAGATAAAAAATTAAATGATTTTACTTTAATTAATTCTGTAAAAGTAATTGTAACACCGTGGCAAAAAGGATTTACCTGTGGTATTATAATGGATAGTAAATCCAAAATGACTACAGAAGAATACGAATTATGCTCTACAATAGCTAGGGGTATGATAAAAATGGCAACCACTGACCCTCATTCTACGTTTCTATGGGGACTAAGAGGATTTGCTGACGATAAAAACAACAATCAGAAAGACATGTCAATTAGTTCTGTTGCAGAGTTTGACGATGATTCTAATGTTATTGACTTTCTTGAATTTTTAAAACAGAAACGTGATAAGGAGTTAAACTAGTGGCAACACATTTAGTTATAGGTGATCCTCATTGCACACCTAAAGCAAGCAATGATAGGTTTTTATGGGCAGGTAAACTTGCAGCAGATTTAAAACCTAACACCATAGTATGCATGGGAGACTTTGCAAGTATGGATTCTCTATCAAGTTATGATAAAGGTAAAAAACAATTTGAAGGTAGGAGATATAAAAAAGATATAGACCATGCTCATGATGCATTAGAAAAATTTAACAAAGGTCTTAACGGAAGACGGCCAAGAAAAATCATGCTACTTGGAAATCATGAAGATAGGATAGATAGAACAGTAGATGACATACCAGAACTTGAAGGTACAATTAGTACAGACGATTTTAAATTTGAAAAATTTGGTTGGGAAGTTTATCCATACCAACAGCCTGTCAATGTTGATGGTATATATTACTGCCACAATTATCCTACTGGTGTCATGGGTAAGCCTATTAGCGGTGACAATGTTGCTCGTTCTCTTCTCTTAAAAAATAAAGTATCTTCTACTGTAGGCCATATACATACATTTGATTATGCTATGTGTGCATTACCTTCTGGTAGAAAACTTATGGGATTATCTGCAGGATGTTACTTGCATCATAAAGAAAATTATGCTAAAGCTACACAGCAAATGTGGTGGAGTGGACTTGTAGTTAAACGTAATGTATCTAAAGGTGAGTATGATTTAGAGATGATAGAGTATAATACAATTAGGAGAAAGTATGGCAAAAGATAATGTCAATGCACCACAACATTATTTACATGGTAAGAAAGAAACTATAGATGTAATTAGTGATTGTATGACTAGTGATGAGTTCCATGGGTATCTAAAAGGTAATATACTAAAATATGTTTCTAGATATAAATTTAAAGGAGAGCCATTAGAAGATTTACAAAAAGCACAGTGGTATTTAAATAGACTAATACAGGAGGTTAGTAATGGGTCGAGTTAAACAAGCAATAATAGAGGTAGAGGATTTTGTTGCAGGGTGTTTGAAAAAGAATAGAACTTTAAATCAAACTATAAGAGATGCTAGAGAATCAGATGCAGCTAAATCTAATCCTTATCTTGATGATGAGGAATTAGTAGAGAATAAATACTATCAATTTAAAGGGGCAGAGTAATGAGAGAAATGTTTATTGAAGCACTAACTGCTAAATACGAAGCAGATATAAAAGTAGCAAAAGCTACAATTAATGTTTATATGGATAAGTCAGTAGGTATAGGGGAACATCCACAGTTTATACACGAGATTGATAAACAGTTAGAGTTGATATCTACTGCTGAAGAAAAATTAGAAACATTAAAAAAACATTATCCTACAGAGGATGATATACCATTTTAATAGGAGGAATAAATGGCAGACGAAAAACAAAAAATACAACAACCACATCCAAGACAATATCTTGTTGATTCTGAGCAATTAAAAGATATGATGAAATACCTTATGACAAGGCCATATGGTGAGGTGTTTTCTTTAATGAATCAGATATCTCAACTCAAACCTTTTAATCCAGAGGGAGATAAAGATGTCGGAAAAAAATGATATCAGTAAATTTACAGGAATATTATTTGAATTAAAGATAGGATTAAATAAAGATAATGCAATTGTGATTGACTATGGGGGCAAACCTGTAGGTAAAATTAGAGATGCTCTAAAAGCATACCCATATCATGGTAATCTATGTGCTGCTGTAATCAATCATGCTAACTCTATAGGTAAGAAATTAGAAAATGATATTAAACAAATTATACAAAAAATTTAGAAAGTTATTTTGGCATAATATAATTATGGAATACTTTGAAAGATATGCATCTAATCTTAGTAGTTATCTTTGGAGAAAGAGATGGGGTGATAGATCACTTTATCAATCAGACCAAAAAAAAAGACACCCAGAGTAAATACTCTGTGTGTCTCGTTGTTGCTTGCTAGGGGGGAGTCTTTACGGCTCCCCTTTTTTATTTTATATTAACAGTTCCAAGCACGAAGTGCTTTATTAATTCTACTATTAGGGTCGTTAGCTGTTTTAGCAGATGTAAGTTTTTTCTTCATACCTTTCATCCTCGCACAGAAGCTGGCTCTTCTTTTGTTACCAACTTTTTTGCTAGGTCTTTTTAAATTAGCACCAGTAGTTCTTTTAAAATATTTTCTACCTGCTTCATTTAATCCACCAGATGGGTTCTGATATTTTTTTGCTACCATTATTTTTTCTTAGCTGTCATTGCTGCTCTTCTAAAGTTTGCAGCAGTGGGTGCACCTTTAGCACCTTTCTTTCTCATTTTACCACCACGCTTTCTTTTAGCATGGATATTAGCATATAAACCTTTTCTCATTATTTTTTCTTTTTCTTTCTTAACATAGCAAAGTCTTTAGCTGTTAGCTTACCGTCTTTATCCATGTCTAGTTTTTTTCTGTTACCAGTTACTTTTTTCTTTTTTTTAGTTTTCATTTTTCCGTACATCATTATTTATATCTCCTATACTTAGCTGTTTTTTTTGCAATCCCTTTCGGTTGTTTCACAAACTGTTTTCCCTTCTTTGTTCCTTGCCGTTTTGCTTTTGTCGTTGCCGCATACTCCGCAGATGATAGTGCTTTGATAGCTTTCTCTGGCAAATATCTTTCCCCAGTCTCCGAAGACTTCTTCCCAGATTTGGTTCTCCATTTTTGTTTTCCCCATGCTTTCAAACTCCTTTGACTCTTTGCAAGTGCCATTATGTTTTTCTCCCTTTTCTTATAGCTTCTTTACCTTTCTTAAATATAGATGCTACTTCAGATTTACCCATAACCTTTGCTCTCTGTTCTCCAACAGTTAGAATTTGAATTTTCCTAGCAAATGGTTTAGATATCTTTTTAACTTTCGATACTGTTTTTCTCGCATCCGCTGGCGTTGCGAACTTGATTCCAACAGTGTCACGAGGGTTTTCGTCTGTATAAAGTCTCCTACCATGTTTTTTTCCTGGGTGTTTTCCTGTTCCTTTTTTAGGTTCTCTTTTTTTTGCCATAAGACTTCATTTCCTTAACATGCTTTTCAATAATCTTACTTTGTTTTTTATGTAAAGCAGATGCTTTCTTTAATGCTTTAGCAACTTTTTTAATTTTCTTAACCATTATTTATATCCTCCCCCTGCTGCTTTGTATCTTTTAGCTAACATTTGAGCTTTTCTTGCACTCCATTGTCCAGGTTTTCCACCCTTAGAACTGGCCATAATAGAGTTAAACATTCTCTTTCTCATGCCAGGTTTAGTGTAGTTGCCTGCTTTATTTACCGTGCTTTTCTTTTTCGCCATCTTTTATCTCCTTAAAATGGTAGTCATAACTACCCTCCTCATGTTCGTCAGTTATCCATTTAGAACTAGTTTCAACTGACCATCTTGTATTATTAACTAGTCTATTTATAAGGGGTTTTTCGTTTGGATCAGAGCCTGTTGATGCATCATAGACTCTTAATCTATTGTTGGGTTGTATCGCATAGTTACCATCATCTAATTCTAATACATGGCCACATTTATGTTGATCTGGATGTTGCGTATAACCAAAGTCTAATTCATTATAATCTCCTGGTCCCCAATCTATTGTAAATAAATAAGTGCCTTTTCTTAAAACTTTACGTCTTGATATTCC